AGAAGATAAGGGCGGTAAGAACCTTCACCTAGAACACCTAGAGGATGAAATCCTTAACTATGGTGTAGATGGTGGTCGTGCAGCTTTAAACTTCCTACGGTCGCTTAGAGATATGCTTGCTGGTGCAAATCGCAGTTCGGTTAACATGACAGTCAAGTGGGACGGAGCGCCTGCAATATTTGCTGGTGTAGAACCAGAGACAGGAGATTTTTTCGTTGCGAAGAAATCAGTATTTAATGTCAATCCAAAATTGTATAAGACAGACGCAGAGATTGATGCTGATTTATCGGGAACACTTAACTCAAAATTTAAAGTTGCACTTGCAGAATTTTCCAAGTTGGGCATCAAGGACGTTCTACAAGGTGACCTTATGTTTACCGATGATGTAGAATCAGAAACTATTGACGGCACTAAGTATTACACGTTTCAACCCAACACTATTGTTTATGCTGTGCCTACTGATTCTGCATTAGGCAAAACTATCAACAAAGCAAAAGTTGGTATTGTTTGGCACACCACATACACTGGTGATGCGTTACAGGATATGAAAGCATCTTTTGGTGCGAACATAACTTCACTTAACAAACAAACAAGTGTGTGGATGGACGATGCGACTTATAAAGATGTTGCTGGTAAGGCAACATTTACTGCGGCTGAAGATGATAAGATTACAAAAATACTATCACAAGTTGGAAAAACATTTCAAAAGATTAATGCTAATTCGTTAAGAAAGTTTCTAACAGTGCAGAATGGTATGACAGGCTCTATTGCAGGAGCTTCTCTCAAAACTTACATCTATTGCAGGAGCTTCTCTCAAAACTTATAACAACTCAAAGGTTCGTGCAGGACAGATAATTTCAAATCCTAATAATCATGCAAAGGGTTATGAGAAATGGGTAGAAATGTCAATTCAAAAACAAATTGACAAAGCAAAATCCGATAAAGGAAAAAAGAAATATACAGACATGCAGAAAGAGTATATGCGTGAGATTAAGAAACATACTCAGAACTTAATTCAAATTATTACTTTTCAAAATCTATTGGTTGATGCGAAAATGCAGATTGTCAAAAAACTAAATAGTGTAAAGGGTTTGACAGATACATTTGTAAAGACCAAAGATGGATTTAAGGTGACTAACCCAGAGGGTTATGTTGCTATTGATAGAGTAAGTGGTGGAGCGGTTAAGCTAGTAGACCGTATGGAGTTCTCGTTTAATAACTTTACCGCAATAAAGGCATGGGACAAATGAAGAATTTTAGAGACATAACAGAAGCAAAAGAAACTGCTGTTTTTACTTTTGGGCGGTTTAATCCGCCAACTATAGGTCATGAAAAACTTATTAAGAAGGTTTCTCAGGTTGCTGGTTCAGACCCATATTATATATATCCATCATTCACAACCAATCCTAAAAAAGACCCACTTCCTCATGCACTAAAAGTTGCGTACATGAAAAAGATGTTTAAGAAGTATGCAAAAAATATTATTGCAGATAAAGATTCTAAGACCGCAATTAATATCGCAGTAAAACTCTATGATAAAGGGTTTAAGAAGTTAGTCATGGTTGCTGGTTCTGATCGGGTTCAAGAATTTGACAAGTTACTTAACACTTACAATGGTGTTGAGGGAAAAAAACATGGTTTCTATAAGTTTGACAATATTAGTGTTGTGTCTGCTGGAGAACGTGACCCTGACGCAGAAGGCGTAGAGGGTATGTCTGCATCTAAGATGCGAGCAGCTGCTTCAGATGGTGACTATGATTCATTCAGTACAGGTATCCCTGCTACATTATCAGATACAGATAAAAAGAAACTATATCGTGATGTTCGCAAATACATGGGTATTCGTGAAGAACGGAATATGGGAGACATGTCTGACTTTGAAACTTTGCGTGATGCATACCTCGTAGGAGAAATTTGGAATGTGGGTGATATTGTAGAAGCAAACGATATTCGTGGTGAGGTTATTCGTAAAGGTGCAAACTACCTTTCGTATGTAGATGAAGATAACAAAGTTCACAAAACATGGCTACACGATATTATATTAGAAGATATTACCAAAAGAGATTTAGACCAGATTGAAAAATATGCAGATAAGTTATTTGGTGCGGTTGGTATTGATGTAGAATTTACACGCCATTTTATGGATAGAGTAAATGATGCTCGTAATAAAACACCAATCACAACATCTGAACTTGTGCGTTTGTTCAAACAGTCTTATAAAAAGTTTGGTAAAAAGATTGCAAGACTTGGCCCTGATGCTGAAGCAGTCATTAACGATATGAAAACTAATATCAATATGCCGTTCGTTCTTGACCTAAAAGGTGGAGAGTTAGAACTGATTGCAAAAACTGTAATGAGAAAGAAAGATTTTAAAACGTCTGGGCCTAAACTTGCATTTGAAGAATTGAGTGAAAGAAACTATCGTAAAGAGTACGATAATTATCAGGGTAGACCAGAACAAATTGCAAGACGTTCCTCACGAAACAAAGCTCGTAGAGTTATGGGTGACAAAACTAAAATGGGTATGGACGTTGGACACAAAGATAACAATCCATTGAACAACGAACCTGAGAACCTACGCAATGAAGACCCATCAAAGAATCGTAGAGAACCACGTTTGCGTGAAGAACCAAGAATACCTCGTAAAAAAGGACAACCAGCTGGAAGCGATAAACATTCTGATTTATACACAGATGAAAATCCTAAAGGAACAATTCAAGGTTTGGGTTTTAAAGATGTGGATACTGCAAAAGCAAGTGTCAACAAAATAAAAAACTCTGGTAAGAAACATGCTCACAAAATACAAGCAGCTATTGCAATGGAACAACGTGCAAAAGAAATGGGTAAGACCGCTGAAGCTGCTGTGTATCGTTCTTACATAGAGATGATGAAAAAGAAAACTAAGGAGATGGAAGAAAACCTTAATGAACTCAGTTCTTCAATTAATTGGGTAAATTCAGCCATTGCAAAAATTAGTCAGATTATTCACCCTAAAGGGTGGGACAATATTGTTAAAACTTATGTTGATGGTATGAAAGATGATGAACACAGAAAACACCCTTCAAAGTGGGCAGTCGATGTGTCTAAAAGATATAGGGATATTGATTCCCGAGCACTTATTAAATATATTAATACATTAGTTTCTAAGGGAAAAATACCCAAAGAATTAAAGGCAGAATATCAAATGGAAAAATACACATTTAGTGATTTAATGAAATCTATAGATGAAGTAAAACAAGACAAAGAGATTAAAGACAAAGAAGGCACACAACCAGCAAAGTATTATGCTGGTGATATGGCAAAGTCTACTAAAGATAAAAGAGATGCACATTTCAAAGCAAAGAAGTCTGGCCCCGCCCCTGGCGATTCGGGTGCAGAAACCAAACCATCTACACATACTAAGAAGTTCAAACAGATGTATGGTGAAGTAAAAGATCACAAAACGGATTATGAAACATTTGTAAAAATGTATTCGCCGTTGAATAAATCAGTGGATGATGCAAGTGCAAAATTGAAGAAGATTACAAGTAAGAATAGAGGTGCAATGGGTTTGACTGATCCTAAAGTAAAAGCCAGTCCAGAATTTAAAAAGGCAAAGGCAGAATATGAAAAATCAGTTGACCTAACTAAGAAATTTCTGAAGGGTGTTCCTAAAGATTTTCTGAAAAAGAACGCACAGTCAAGAAGGTTAAGAAGAGAAGAAGTTGAACTTGATGAGAAAAGAGCAAAAAAAGCAGTTGCTGGTGGTAAGGTTCAAAAACTTGTAACTGCACATGGATATTCATTTAAAGGTAAAAATTATAAAGAGATAGATATGGAGTTAGTAAAGATTGACAACTCCTCACAAATGGTTACATTTAATATTATTCACCCAGCAGAAATATTTGGGAATGAGATGAAAATTCCATTTAAGAATTTGAGGAGAGGTCGATATATGGCAACTGACACCTCAAAAATAAATAATGAAGTTCTTGGTAAAGATGCAGATCAAGGAGATTACATTGATGATTTTGCAAAGTCTGATTCACCACAGTTTAAGGGTAAGTCTAAAGAAAAACGTAAAGAGATGGCAATCGCAGCTTATCTTTCAAAGAATGAGTCTCTACTTGATAACGCCAATAAAATGTTAAGCGAAAGTGGTCACACTGATGTTGCATCAATGAAAAACAAAGTACAGATTGCAATGTCTGCTCTTCAAAAGATGCAAGGTGAACTAAGTAAACTTGGTGATGAAGATGATTTGCCTACATGGTGGACAAACAAAGTTGCAACTGCGGTATCTCGACTTGATGATATGTCAGATTATTTAGATACACAGGTAGAAGAATTTGAGTTAAATGAAAAGATTGAAGGTTTAGTAACAAAAGCAGAAAAGTCTGGTATGCCGTACGGTATTCTCAAGAAAGTATACGACAGAGGAATGGCTGCATACAAGACAGGACACAGGCCAGGCACTACTGCACAACAGTGGGCATTTGCAAGAGTCAATTCTTTTGTTACCAAATCTTCTGGAACTTGGGGTAAGGCAGACAAAGACCTTGCAAAACAAGTTCGAGGAGAATCAACTGCAACTGAAAGTCTTTGGGATAATATTAGAAAAAAGAAAGATAGAATCGCAAAGGGTTCTGGTGAGAAGATGAGAAAAAAAGGTGACAAAGGAGCTCCAACACCAGATCAAATAAAAAGAGCAAATGAAGAAGCATGTTGTGATGATTGTGATGATTTGTATGATCACGTTATCGCAGAAGCAGAGTATCAGGGTAAAAAAGTAAAACTTAATGATCCTATTAGAACGAGTGAAAACCCTAATAAGAAGTTTAAAGTATACACAATGGGCCCAAGTGGTAAAGTAGTGGTCGTTCGGTTTGGTGATCCAAAGATGGGTATCAATCGTGATGACCCCAAAGCAAGAGCTGCATTTAGGTCTAGACACAGTTGTGATGAAAAGAAAGATAAAACTACAGCAGGGTATTGGTCTTGTTTTCAATGGCGTGCTAGTTCAAAAGTAGACAATTAAGATTAGATAAATAGGTATAAAAGGGACGCAACTATGACAATTTACACTAAAACAATGAAAGAGGCATTGGAATCAATGTACATCTCTGAAGACAATGTTGCCATATTGCGTGATATTGTTAAAAGAAAATCAATAATGACATTAAAGTTTGCAGATGGTAAAATGAAAGTTGACCTGTTTACTGCATCGGCAGTAACGCAAGCACTTGATAAAGTCAACCCTGCAAACAAAGCAAAAATAACGAAGATGATTAACACTGGTAAGAAAGCAAACTTTATGAGTATTGCAAAGGTGGTTATGAAGTCTGAAAATGACCCAGAGATTGAAGAAGAAGTTGAACTTGATGAAGCACAAAAACTGTTTATGTTTAAAACAAAAGCAGAAGCAGAAAAGAAAGCCAAAGAAGTTAAAGGCAAAGTTCTAGAACTCAAGAAATCTTTCGACAATAATTTGTTTGCAGTACTTCATAAAGATTTAATTGAAGAAGAAGTTGAGATTGAAGAGGGTAAGTATTTAAAATACTCCGATTTACTTCTCAAGAAAGCTCGTCTGATAGACAAAAAGGGCCCAGACTCTAGTGAAGTCAAGGAAGTCAACAAAGAAATTAAAGCTGAAATGAAAAAACTAGGCATTAAAGAAGAAGTTAAAGTTGAAGAAGTTTCTTTACTGGCACAACAGGCTGCAATTTTAATTTCTAAAAGAGAACGTGAAAGAAACCCTAGAAAAGAAGACGTTGACCTTGATGAAGGAAAAGTAACTAAAAAGGAACGTGATCGTCTTGAAGATGAAAACCAGCACGGTGAACTTGCTCTCAAACTTACAAAAGCGTATGGAACTCCTGCTGAAGTTAAGAAGATTGAAGCAATTAATAAAAGACATGATAAATCAGGAAGTATAGAACGCAAAGATCAACAAGAACGTGATAAAATTTCTAACAAATATTATAAAATGGCAGAAGAAGCTGACCTTGATGAAGCCGTAAAGGTTGGTGATAATGTAAAGGTAAAGCTTATTCGTAAAGGTAGAGAATATATAGAAAAGGGCAAAGTTACAAAAATTGAAAAAGACAGCATTATTGTTAAACATGATTTCTCTCGCACTCCAAGTAAAGTAAAAATGACAGATATTGTTAAAGAAGAAGTTAAACCTGATGAAATGGATCCAAAAAAACATGTTGGTAAGAGTAAAAAGAACCCAGATATGTTCTGTGTGTTTGATACAAACGGCAATGAAGTAAAACTATTTAAAGATAAAAAAGATGCTGAAGAATTTGCTGCTAAAAACCACGATATGTTAATGGGTCGTGAATCTAAGAAAGAAGAAGTTAAACTTGATGAGCTAATGCCTCCAAGTAGACACGTTGGTAAAAGTGAAAAGAACCCAGATATGTTTGCTGTGTATGACCAAAAGGGAAAAGAAGTAAAATTATTTAAAGACGAAGGTGATGCTAAAGAATATGCTACTAAGAACCATGAAGCATTAATGGGTCACGATAAACCTAAGAAAGAAGAAGCTGAACTTGATGAAGCAATGCTTATAGGTAGAGATTACGAATATGACGAAAAAGAAGGTGTCGTAAAAATCTCTAAAAAGAACTTTACAAAGGTAAAGAAAGATTATAAGGGTACTGACAAATCAAAACCAACGATGATGGTTCTTACTAAAAAAGGAACATCACTTGTACCAGTTAAGTTTACAGAAGAAGTTGAACTTGACGAAGCACTAAAGACTACTCATGTGATTGTTGATACTGCACAGGGTAACAAGGTTATATCATCTGCCGCTGGTGGAAACGCAGAAAAGAATTTGCAAAGTTCTATCGCATCTGCTGAACGTCCCCCATTGAGTATCAAAGACAAGAAGACTTTGAAGATCGTTAAGTTGAAGAAACCTGTTAGTCAAAAGAAGGCAGATGACTTGATGGGTCAACCTCTGAAAGAAGAAGTTGAAGAATCATACGAGTATGGTACAGACGAATACGCAAAACATACTAGAGATGTGACGCCCGGCCAAGGCAAAGAAATTGATGAAGCAAGACCAAACGCTCGCAGAGATGCTATGAAAGCAATGGGTAAAAGAAAATCTGACTCTGCTGATGATGATGACTATGTTGCAACTGATGATGATCGTAAGGCTGCAGATAAAAATATTATAATGCAACTACGAAAAGCAACTAATCTTGGCGGTAAATACGAAGTAGAATTTAAAGACAAAAAGAAAATTAAAGTAAAACCTGCAATCGCAATGGCGTTCATCAAAAAATATGAAAAGATGAAACCAGTAGATAAAGCAAAACTACAAGATAAAGGTTCAAAATCTTATAAAGATTTATTAAAAGGTTTAAAAGAAGAAGACACTTCCATGTTAGGAAGAATAGAGAGGAAACTCAAGGAGATTAGAAATGGGTAAGAAATATTTGGAGACAAAGGAAAATAGCCTTGAGTCCTCAGTTCTAGGAATCTGGCAGGAAGCTGCTAAGAAAGCTAACGAACTTGATGAAGCGAAGTTTAGTCCTAAAGAAATTAAAATGGCAATCGGTGTTGCATCAGATAAAAGATATGCTGGTGGAAACATGACAGGTGCTGTTAAAGCAATTGAGAAAATGAAAAAAGGATTATCTGACCACCCACAGGTCATGGCTGTTCTTAAACGACAGAACGAGGCAAAACTTGACCCTGTAAATAAAAAGGCTTTGAAAAAAGACTTTGATGATAGAAAAGATAAAGATATTGACAATGATGGAGATGTTGATTCTTCTGATAAGTATCTTGCAAAAAGACGTAAAGCAGTTTCTAAAGCAATAGCAAAAGAAGAAAATGAACTTGATGAAAAGAAAGCAAATTTTCTTAGACTCACATTCAATAGTCCTGCTGATGTAAAGAAGGCAAGAAAATGGATGGATCAAAACTTGCCAAGCGCTGATCAAGGATTTACTGGTGTAGATTACAGGGCTAAAGATATTGAGTTTGAAAATGTAGATGATGCTGAAGACCTTATGAAACAATTAAAAAATGCTAGATTTAAATTTAAGGTTGACTACAGAGAAGAAACTGACCTTGATGTAGTTGAAGATACTATGGCTAAAGTAAGAGAGTTTAAAATACAAGATATGAAAGCTGCTCTTGCACAAGTTTGGGGTATGAAAGAAGGCAAAAATCCTTTTAAGAAAGAGGAAGAAGAGGAGCCAGTTATTACTAAAGGTGGAAAGACCCTAACAGGTAAGAAACCAGCAGAAATAGATGTCAAACCTAAAATAAAAGCATAATGATTGATGAAAAATTTAATAGAATTAGTAAAATCTTCAAAAGAGGATTTGCCCCCTATCTATTGTGATATGGATCAAGTTCTCTGCGACTTTATTGGAGGCGCAGAAAAAGTAATTGGTATGCCTTTCCCACAAGCAAATAAAGACGAAAGGTGGGAAAAGATTAAACAAACTAAGGATTTTTGGGCAAATCTAGAATGGATGCCAAATGCAAAAAAATTGTATCAGTTTATTTCTAGATATGACACAAAAATCTTATCTGCTGCTAGTGAAAGAGATTCTACTTCTAGATCAGGTAAATACAAATGGTTAGGAAAGAATACTAAAATAAAACGTAGTGATACTAACCTAGTTAAACGGGCAGATAAACAGAAATTTGCAACTACAGATGGGAAACCAAATATATTAATTGATGACTACCTAAAAAACATTCGTGAATGGGAAACAAAAGGTGGAATCGGCGTACATCATACAAATGTAAGCAAAACTATCAGTGAATTGAAACGTCTAGGGTTCAAATAAGATAAATAGATATATAAAAAACATTCTCAAGAATAAGGAGAGAAAAAATGAGCTTATGGGGTACAACAACCGCTGATGGAGACAAACCAAAGTTTCTACCAGTAGATAGTAACGCTGGTGGTTCAACAGGTGCAAGGGAACATCTAATTGCATCTGCAAGTGGTTGGGCATTAGCGCCTGGCCTTGCTGCATCAGGCAATGATAATACTTCTGCACAACCAGAAATTTTAGTTTGCGTTAAAAATATTGCAGAGGCAATGGGTAACGCTTCAATTATTGGTATTGATTGGACAGACGCCACAGTTGGTGATGCTGGATTATTTGATATCACAGTAACCTTTGATGAGGCAGTTGACGTAACGTCTGCCGCTTGGTCAAACAACCAAACAGTTACAAACAAAGCATACATTCTGTTATCTCGTTTGGGTGTCACAGATATGGTAGAAGACAGTACAATTGCTGCTCAGTACTTCTCTGGTTCTGGAACTAACCAATTAGTGTTTAGAGGTAGAGTTACTACAAACGCTGCATCTGGATTTATTGGTTTCAATGGTTCTGGTGTCGGTGATGACGCTTTTAGTACAGGTATCATTTTTAATGGTACTTCTGCATTAAATGAAGAAGATGGTAATTCTGCACTTGGTATTCGTCAAGAAGCAGGAACAGCTGCCTCACCTTCATTTGGTGATGCATTAATTCTTGACAGTACTACTGCTGCATCTGTTACTGTTAATGGTGCATTGACACAATCAACAACTCTTGTTATAGATGGTCTTTCTGGTGCTGCACTTGCAGTCGGACAGGTTGTCACAGTTAATGGTGCTGGTGGAACTCCTGCTGCTTCTATCACAGATGCTGATGGTGACACAGGAATTTCAACTGATAACACATTGACAATTACTGCTGTTGCTAGTGTAACAACTTGTACTGTTAGTGAACCAATTACAGTTGCAAACGATATTGTATTACTTACATCTACAAATGGTGGTGATGAGATTGTTTCTGATGGTATCAGTATGACAGTCGCAGGGCCTACTTTTGCATCTAGTGCAGACGTAACACTTATTGCTCGCACAGGCGAAACATTAGGTGGAGATATTCTTCTGGAACAAGGCGCACAAGATACTGGTAGAGATACATTAGTAATGGATGCATCTGACGGTTCTTCTACTGATGAAAATGATCAGATTGACTTAGAAGATAAAACATCTGGTATTGCAACATATGTACAAGCAGGTTCAACTAATGGTACTGCATATGTATTAAATGGAATAACTGTTGCTGCTGCTTAATAAATCGTTATAAATAAACTTATAACATATAAATAATGTGAGGTGAAAATGATTACTAGAGATAGTATTGAAAAAAGGAAAGAAACTCTTTCTGAAGATATAAAAAATGTTAAATTAAGATTAGAAGAATATGAGAAGAAAAAGTTAGAAGATATTGCGTTGTTGAATGGACTTTCGGGTGCATTTCAACAGTGTGATATCTTTTTACAAGAGTTAAATAATGACGAGCCAGAGATGGCTGGTGATGATGGGAATGAAAGTTCTTAGGAACGGACAATACCATCAGTAACATTCCCACAATAATGTGGGTTAATATAAGGAGATGCTATAATGGCTGACAAGAAAATCACGGCGTTGACCGATCTATCGACTGCAATTGCTGGAGCTGATTTGCTTCATGTGATCGATGATCCAACAGGAACGCCAATTAATAAAAAGGTTTCGGTGACTAATTTCATCAACAACCTTCCTTCTTTCATAGGGTTTTCAAACTCTGTGGAAAACATAAATGACGGACAGCAAGCTGCTCTGTCAATCACACACGCAGTAACTTTGCTTGAGTCTGCTGGCAGTAATGCTACGTCTCTTGCTGACGGTACAGTTATTGGACAGATTAAAATCATCGTTCATGATGCTGATGGCGGTACTTCCGTCCTCGCAGTCACAGACGGTCTTGGTTTTGCTGATCTTGACTTTGCTGACGATGGTGATACAGCTATGTTGATGTGGACAGGGACTACAGGTTGGGCAATTCTTTCTCAACAGTCTGTTGCTTCTGATGTTGGTTTAATCGACCTTGCTAACTAATAGTTAGGATATGTCAATTATTCCGATTAGGGGGGAGAACTTCTCCCCCCTTCTTTTTAAGGAGATATTATGAAACAAGTTTTACAGGAAATTGTTGACCCAGTATCAGAAATACCTGTTACTGAAAAACAAAAATTAAAAAAAGCAAGAGTGTTAGAGGAAAGATTGTTAGACGAACTACCCTCTGATGATGCTGGAGAAGAAAATGAAACAATTTAAATCGTTTATTAATGAAACGCATACTTCACATCAGAATCAAGCTGTGGATCAAAATACGAATATGACTGCGTTGAGCGACCCATCTGTGCAAAAGAAACTTAATGCGTGGGTAGGTTCTATAGCAGGTAACTATATATTACCAGAAGAAGCAATCAGTAAACTGAGAAGCTCTTTGTCAAAAATTGGACTGTCATTTGATGCAGTTCCAGTAATGGAAGGTGAGAGCGGAACTCATGAACTGCCCCTAAGTTTATTTGGTGGTCGATTTGGTAAAAGTGTAACTACTCCTTATGATGAATTTGAAAAAGACGATGGAATTTCTCATCAAGTAGAAGGTGGACTTAAACTAGTAATTGGTTATGAAATGCAAGAGGACAATTCATGTAGGTTAACTGCTTCTATAAAGTAGTATGTATGAAAAAATAACTAGCGACAACATTGTTATGTTTGCGATTAAACATTATGACAACCCTCAGTGTGAGGGAGAAAAAGAATTTCATGATGACATGAAGAGGTTTAAATATATTAAACGTCTTTTGCGAAAACATAAAGATTCTGGTGTACTTAAAGAAAGACTTCTTTTAAATCATGTTATTGTTTTGAATAATTTATTTGGTGCAGAGGCCTGTGTGACTTTACTTCTTTTTAAGATACAAAGAGAGTATTGGACTACACTCAAGTCTTTTTTATTATTCTTAAATATTATTAGAGATGATGAATTAAGAGATGTAAAAGAGAATCAAGAGATTCTTAAAATTTTAAGGGAACTATAATGGGTCGTGCGGTAGATTTATTTGTCACATATAGATTTTTAAAACTATTAACAACTCCGTTTGATAAAACTGATGCGTTTAAGTTTGGTATTATTGACAAAGATGGCAACCGAATAAAAAACAAAGATGGTTCAGTAGAAGTTCTTAGAACACCTGACGAAAAGGGTGCGTATACTATACTGCACAAACTCATATTCAATATCAAAAAACTATTCGGAAAAGTGCCTGGCCTTAGAACTAAGGTTGGTACATACGCTGCTGCATTATTTCTTCTCAAAGACACATTCAAGGAACACGTTGAAGACCCTGATGTTTTTGAAAAGGAATTTATGAAATATCTTAAAGAAGAAGGTTATGAGTTAGACAACTCAATTTCTGAAGATGTTATTGGATTTGGTGAGATATTACCAAAAGGAAACTATCTTCTAGTTAACGATATTCTAAATAAAGAAGAAGAGGAATTATCTGCAAAAAAAGGTGATAAGGTCGTTGCATATGATGATGAAGCTCCTGTAGACACTATATTAGGAGTGGAGATTTTTCCTGTAATACACATTAAAACACAAGAAAAAATATATGTAAGTTTAGAGGATATAAAAGATGAAAACTAAATGGACAGTCGTATCACCTCATAGTGGAATGGATGAAGACGCACCAGCAAACAATGCTGGAAGTGGTAATGTCTCAATGCCACCCGATGCGATTAGGAAAAAGAAAAAAACTCTTATTGACCGTTCTATGGTGGACGCTAGAACTAGAGCATATAAGGAACATCGTAGAAAATTAGAATCAAAAAGAGAAGCTCGACTTGCTCGTAAAGAAGCAAAGAAAAGTAAATTTATCGAAGATGTTAAAGAGAAATCTTTAAATACAGAAATGGCATACGGTCAAGGATTTGATACTGCAAAACCTATGGCAGATATGTCAAACATAAATTCTGCAAAGTCTGCTACTGGATATGAACTTTATCACAAAGATTTTTCTAGTGCAATGCAACACGCATACAAGTTTGCAAAAAGTAAAGGATATACAGTAGACCCTAAAGAGATTGATAACAAAGTTGCAACTGGGCCAAAAAGACCATCAAAGGGTAAAACAAACAGTTATATTCTTGGAACAGACAAGAGAACCTACAAAGCACACATTCAAGTTTATAATATGGATAACAAAAGATACGAACTAAATATGTATATCAGTTAAGGTAAATACCTGTGGAGATTTTTAAGAGTGAGCAATGTGGAAGATACAAACAATTCTTCAGACCTATCAGAATTTTTTAGTGCGTTATCTAAAGAAAAGAAAGAAACTCGTCAAAAATTAAAAGAAGAAATTGCAAATCCTGAGAGTGGGTTATCCAACCTATTTCAGCAATTAGAAGAAGTACACAGAGAAACACAAAAAGTCTCTGAAGAAACTTCTGACAACAAAAGCCTATCCCCTGATGACCAAAACAAGTTAGAAGCATTTTCTAGCTTGATGAGTTCTGTTGACGTTTCGTTGCAAGAAACACAAGAAGAAACTCCAGAGGTTATAGAAACAGTCGAACCTGTGGTTGCCGAAGTATTCAACAATAATTCTGAAAAGGAAGATGATAAACTAGCAGCCTTTTCAAAATTATTTGATGGATTGGCAAAGGTTGAAGAAAAACAAGAACTACAAGAACCACAAGAAGAACTTGTTATTACAAGTGAGATGTCTGATGCTGTAGGTGTGTTGTCTGGTAGTTTAAATATTATACCAGAAGACAATACTAAACCTCAAGTTGTTGCACAAGAAACCAATGATATTATTACATCAGTCATTAACAATCTTAGTGATATGGAAAC